AGCTCTTCCAAGTAAGCATTGACCAAAGTGCCCAGCGGGTTGGTTGGGCTTGTAGCGGCCGAGCTCTGCTTGATCGTCACTGAAGCGATTTGAGTGCCGACCAAAGATTTGAAAGTTGCGTAAGTCTCGCTTGATTGGACGCTCCAGTACAGCTCAAGCGTCAAAGTGTTGTCCTGCAAACCAGCGGTGTACAGCGTTGAAGTGCCACCAAAAGTGTTTGACTGCAACGCCGTGATTTTCTGCGACAAAGTTGCTGCGGTGCACTGATCAGAAATATCAACGATCCCGATGGAAACGATCGGATTGGATAGGTAAGTCGAGAATCGGTTGCGTCGGGCTTCTTGGCTAATTTAGCACCCTTGCTTGGGTGAGTGTCGGAACGCTGAATAAAGCCACCAGCGATCAACCAATCAATATCGTCAGACGGACCAGCAACAAACGCTTTACCGATCTCGCCGACTCGACTACTTGTAATCACATATCTGTCCATCATGAATCCTGAGCTTGTAGAGGAATGATTAATTCGTAACCGGCATAGTCAGCGCCACCAACCGAAACAACTTTCGGGTTGGCGCTCATCACTGAAATGTCCTTCGTGACCAACTGGGCCGTGAGCGACAAGAGCTGGCGCAATGCGTCAAGGTTGCCTGGGCCGTTGCTGATGAGCGTGACTGGGAACGACATTTTGACAATGTTGCCGTTCCACGATTCGATGGTCGGAGCATCAACGAAAGCGCAAGGTGGAGCAATGTTGCGAGGATCGTTAACGACACGCAAACCCGAAATAGTTTGGAGAGTAGTGACGAGATCATCAAGTGCTTCGTTCAGGAAGTCCGTGTAAGCCATTTCAGGCGACCTGTGGTCTGTTGATGCCTAACAACTGTTTGACGATGCCTGAGAGCCCTACAACGGGCGCTGAGCCCATGTCAGTGAACGACGCGAACTGGTCAACCGACCCACGCTGACGAAATAAGGCTGAACCATACATGAGCGTACCAAGAGTGACATCTCCACCAGGCGAAGTAGTCAGCGAATCAATATACGAAGATTCCTGACGGCGTCTAAAACAAAAAGCGTTAGCAGCTGACGCACACTGAGCAAGAAACGCTGTTTCATCACCACTTGTAGTAATGCCCAAATATGTTTCTAATTGCGGGCCTGTGATCCAAGTGCATGTCTGGGTAAATGTCAGCGTGCCTGTGTGAGCATGCCATTCTTCATCAGTCGAATCAACGTCATACCACATGATCCCGTTTTCAATGGGATACGAGTAATCGTATTCAATAATGCCTGTCTCACCATCTACAGCAACTGGCAAGAACTGTGGCATTGCATAGATCGTGTGCGTGCCGTTGTAGTTTGCTGTGCTTCCCGAAACCGTTACGGATGCACCAACAACTACCTCGTTAGGGGTAAGTGTGGTGACCGTAACGTATCCGTCGGTGATCGTTCCGTATTGGAGTGTGTAGGTCGCCGTCACGACGGCCTCCGATCAGGCTTGTGTGATCTTGCGGATCATGCCGGGCACTGCAGCAAACGAGCTGACGTATCCGTAGAAGCTGAAGGTGCGTCCCAAGGTGCTGGGTACTTCAACTGACATAAGGCCACGAATTGCTTCGTAGAACTCGAATGCTTTCTGCGAATTCGTGATGACCATTGTTTTTGCAGCAAAGTTACTGTCAACGACGATCTCAAGTCCGAGTGGGTTTGAACCGACCCAAGTGGTTGCGTTTCCGCCACCGAGAGCGTTGTAGCCCTGCAAGCCAGCGGAGCCAACATACGGGAACACGGGACGGTTTGAACCGTCAACGAGTTGACCCATCTGACCCCAAACGTCTGGGCTGACGAAGATCGTGTCAGGGAAGAAGTTGGTTCCATTCGAAACATCAACTGCAGCGTCGTAGATTGACTTCATGAGGTCGGTGGTCGTACCGTCCCACACGCCACTGGAAGTTGCACCAGCGAGAAGTGCGTCAGCTGCGAAGTTGTCTGAAGCGAGCATGTATTCGCCCATCAAGTCATTGAGGATCAATTGCATTGCTGCAGGCGAAGTGAAGTCAATGTCCTGAACTGACAAGGTGACCTGTCCAGCCAAAGTGGTCTTGGCAATGGTGTTTGAAGCAATGACCATTGTGGTTGCGGACACTGCATCAAACTCGGCGGCCTGAGCACCGACCGAAGTGTGGGTGGTGATCGTCGGACGCACGAAAGTCTTTTGTGCACCGTTGTCCGGATACGCACGAGCGCCAAGGCGGTTGACAACTGGACGGACGAAGTTGATGTTCTGCACCAACGGTCCCAACACGGGAACGGGAAGCAAACCAGGAGTGTTGGTCGTAGCGACATCACCAGCTGCGGCTTCGTAAGTCGACTGGTTTTCTTTCTTCCAGTCAAGCACTGAAGCGTTGACCTTTGCAAAAGTTTCGCCACCTTGGTGGTAAGCGGCCATCCACTCGCCAGCCGATGGGAGGCGAGGAGCCTTCTTAGCCGATGCGAAAATGGCAGGTGCGGTAGGTGCGGCTTCAGGTGCTGCAGCTTCAATGTGTTCCGACACGGGGGACTCCTTGATCAAGTTTTCGTCTGAGATTGTGTCGGGTGTTGTTTCCGCTGAAGCGGCCACATCTGTGATAGTAGCACCGCTAAATGCAGGGATGGGAACTAGGGATAATTCCATCCAGTCGGCGCTTGTAATAATCGTGGTACCGTCTTTGTCTTGATACGAGTCAATGACATTCACACCAACCGAAACGTTATCTAACACGCCTTCTTTAGCGAGTTGCAGTGCTTCGTCACCAGCTGTTGTTTCAGCAATCTTCGCTGTAAACATCATGCCTTCGGGTGTTTCGGTGCGTGAAATCACCAAACCGACTGGCTGTGATGCGTCGTGATACATGAACAGTTTTGGTGCTTTGCCGTCAACGGGAAGTGAACCAGGTGCGAACTGCACTTTTTCGTTGCTCGACACAGTCGCAGAAATGTTATATGGCGCTGCAAGCCCAGATATTTGACGCTTCGGTGCTTCGTCACCTGCGGCCGCTTCAACATCAATTGCAAAACCTGCGGAAAGGGTTAATTTCATGAGTCTGATTCCTCCATTGCTGGCGTTTCTGTTGGCATTTCTTCAATCATTGATTCCAAGTAGGAGTCAATATCAAACTTGATATATGTACCTCGTGGGGTGACATTGTTGCCTGACAAAGTGCCTGACACACAATCCAAAAATTGCCGTGCCCCAAATAAATAGAGGTCCTCACGAGCGCCACGACTCGTGGTGTATTGGTAACTGCCAATGTTGACCCCAGCGAGGTAGAAGGGGATATTGCACGTTCTGCAGAGTTCTTTTGCTTGGAACTCAGCAGACTCAACCATCAACATGTTGTCCGGCAACGCTTTAGTTTCGGTGTAGTCCAAGAACTCGTTGAGAGCTGCAGTCTGGTTGTTTAGTCGAGCAGAGTTAAACGATGTGGCGAGGTCGGCCAGCTCCTGTGCGGACAATGGCTCCCCACCAGTTTGTTTCAAAACGCCTGTAGGCATTGACGATTGTGCATTACGGTAACGAGACTGCTCTAAGCGAAGTGCGGTATCAATCGCTGTGGCCGCCGAATAAATGATTCCTTGCACTGGGCTGATGAACTGCACCAGGTTGTCAGGTTCAATCATCCCGCCTTGGAAATACACTTCGTTTGAAGGAGCAAAGAACACTGGGCCTGTTTGGTCTTGCGTCGTGACTGAGCCTGCAGGCAGACGGGTGAACGATGCAGGGAAACCGTCGGCCGTCCGAGAAGTAATAAACCAAAAGGCTCTCCCGTAGTGGAAAAGATCATCAAGCGTCCAACTCATGAGCGTTGCGTACGGGATAGACGGGTCGGGTTGACGCAACCATGAACGTGGAGCGATCGGGACGCATTCCATTTCTTTGTCGGTGTCATTCCAAACTTCGTTATACATTTCAAGGCTTGTCGAAGCGATAACTGAAGCGATCAAGTCACGAGCACGAGAAATAGTTGGGACGCTCATTGCACGGTTACGGGCTTCACCTTCGTAATAGGTGTAGTACTGCCCAACCATGTTGATGCCCTGATTTTGGGCTGTGTATCCACCGTAAGAACCTGCAGCTGCAGCCTTGTGCGAATCAGAGACTGGTGAGATCGCTGCTTTCGTTACTTCTTTTTTGGTGAACAATCCCATAGGTATTCCTTTGCAGGGGGATGCCGGTGGGACCCCGACGATCCCACCGACACACCGCCGATATTAGTTCACCTAACTACCATCATGGGTTTAGACCTATTTTGATACTTGCTAGACAAAGCGATACCCCACACAGCACATTTTGCTAACTCAATCGGACCAGGACTCGACTTATGCGAAATCATCACACCCATACCAGTCTTAACAAGCACCGCACGATTCACATGTTCCGACAAACTCACTTGACCAGAGTGCTTAACCTTGCCTTCAATAATCATCTTCTGAGCAATACCAGTCCACTTCAACATTTCAGCCTGGCCAACAACTTGCATACGACGACGCACAGCCAAAGGAGCATGAATCTCCAAAGTCGGAGCAATCGCAAGCTGCACCGTTTTGTCCTGTAACACTCTGTCAATCTCTTCCCACATTTGAGTTTCGTTATCAACGATGAACTCAACATAAACGTGCACAATCCCATCAAACATTGACGATCTGACACCCACATAACGGTTGGTATCCATGGACATTTCTACGGCCAGCACGCCACCGGCAGGCATCGGATCATCGGTTTTGCATGACGCCCAGACGCCTTCATCAAGCCAACTGCCTCGAGAACTAATCCACATGTTTAAGTGAGCACGAAGAAACGACTCCTTTTTAGACACCGCCTGCAGAGCCTCAATCGTGATCGTTTTACCCAACGCAGGGTTTGCATACACCCAGTTTTCAGGGTCACGCCAATCCCGATCACCAATACTCCACTCAGCAAAATACAAGCGTGATTGCTCACCTTTTTCAAGTTCAGAAATAGCAGTCTCACGCATATGAATCATGGCCGTACTCGACTCATCACCAGCTGTACTCCAACACGACAACAACGGCGACTTGCGTGCAATCTGTGAAGGCCGCAGGGCCTCAGATAAACAAGCCTCGGAGACGTTGAAAAGTTCGTCCACGACGATCAAGTCATACGACCCACCATGCAAATTCGGTGAAGCTGCACGCACCTCCCACATAGACCCATCTGGCATAGTCACCGACTTACGCCCAAACGTACGCATCGCCTTACCACCAAACGACTCAACAAGGATCGGCGCTAACAAATTGAAAATGCTTTCAGCACGATCAAGACGGTTAGCAACCGACAACACATTTTGAGCAGTCCCACGAAGCCTGGCAAAGTCCGTCAACCACCAACCAATCAAAGGACACAACCCGCCTTGGCTCTTACCATTTTGGCGGGCCGTACTGCATAAAGATTCACGAAACAAAAGGTCGCCATTTTCGTCGTGCGACAATTGTCCGGTCAACGCATGAACTTGCCACTCAAACAGACAAATGTTTTGATGCCTTTCTGCCCACTGCGCAACCTGGGGGCCGTACGACAAACTCGAAGTGACAGTCGTTTCCAATCTCGGCAAATAGCCTCTGAGCAGGTCTTTTGTCGGCTGATTCTCGCCAGTTCCCGCCAGTTCTTTGTAAGGAGAG